CCGTGTGAGGCACCCCACCCCTAGGCCCCATTGCCGCCCCCCCCACCCACGCCATGCCGTCACGTGACATGCCGATATGGTTCCAAGCGTGCGCGGAATGGCTCCAAGTGTGCATCGAATGGCTCGAAAGTGTCCTTTGTAGGCAATATTGGAACCATCGATGGCTCAAAAGAGGCCACTAATGGTTCGAATCGTACCATCGAAGGCTCGAAAGTGACCATCAAAGGCAACATTGGAACCTTCAATGGTCCAAAAGAGACCACACCAGCCGACGACACGCCGCACGATGGTCCAAAAGAGACCATCGAAGGCTCGAAAGTGTCCTTTATGGGCAATGTTGGAACCATCAAAGGCAATGTTGGAACCATCAAGGGCAATGTTGGAACCATCAAGGGCAATGTTGGAACCATCAAGGGCGCGACTCGAACCATTCAGAGCACAGCGCGAACCGTTGAAAGGGGTAGGCGGGTCTTTTTGGCGAAACAGCCGGGCCAGTCCCGATGGCGCAGGGCCAAATTACCCCCGAAGCCGGCCAGAGATTTTCCGGCATTGCCAGAAACCCGTTACCTCCGAGCCGTCGCTGCAGATTCCGGGCCTCATCGGCCGCTTGATGCGTGGCTCCTGAGGCCATTTGCGCGCTTTGACAATCGCGGCTCATGTACCTTGAATCTTGTCGCCGTCGTCGACGGCGTAAACAGCCGTTGAATCTGTTCCGCGTCATCACTGACGCGGTTGATGCACGCGTTACCGCAGGTACCGCCTGCATTTGCGCCCTTGCGGTCGCTTGTCTGTCAGTCTGACGCCTTCCAGAGAAAAGAGCATAATGAGTCGCGGCTCCTGCTTGCGCGGAGGTCGGCATAGCCGACGCGACTCTTGATCATGCTCTGTCTCGTCGTGGCCGCCTCGATGCCCTGCCGTGCCGTCGCCGTCACGGATGCCTCCGCCGCGCCTGCCGCCGACGCCTCTCCGCCGTGCCGTAGTCGCAGCCGCGCCCGCCGCAGATTCGCTCTGGTGTAACCTCGCGCCACGTCTCCTGTGTTCTCGTTTTTGTGTTGGTGTTGTGAAGATAGCCGAAATGATGGATGATGCTGCTTTTGCGTATAGTGACACGCGAAATTGGGTAAATAGGAATAAACGAAAAGTATGTGGAGGCGGGGCCTTGACTAAGAGAAAAAATGTCAGGTCCGCCAACGGGTCTCGCCGCAAGGCCGCACGTGCCGCGGTGATAGCACGAGGCGATCCGTGCTGGATCTGCGGACTTCCGATCAATTACTCATTGCCCGCAGGGAATCCAGAGGCCGCTGAGGTTGACGAGCTTGTGCCTGTCAGCTTGGGCGGATCTCCTTATGACCAGCACAACCTCGCTGCAGCCCACCGATGCTGCAACTGCTGGCGAAGCAACCGCAGCGTGGCCTACGTGAACGTCGCAAAGACGGCCATTGCCCGCGATTTCGGATGGTGCACGCCTGCGCAGTTTGTGCGCTTGGCAAAAGCCTATGAGGTGAAAACCAAGTGGACACGTCACGGCGTCTGGCCTACAGTCGCCGATTGGTAGGGCTGCCATGATCCAGATAGACAAAGACGCGTTCGAGTCGCTATGCGCGATACTGTGCACCGAGAAGGAGATGGCCGCACGTTTCGGCTGTACCGTCGCCGAGCTCAAGAGATGGGTCCGCGCGACATACGGCGCACCTTACAAGAAGGTCTACGACCGTCTTTCAGAGGTCGGGCGCATCGCCATAAGGCGCTCGCAGCTCGAGCTTGCCCGCACGTCAGCGCCGATGGCCATGTGGCTTGGCAAGCAGTATCTCAACCAGCGCGACCCCGACAGGCAGCAGCCGCAGCAGGCTCCAGAGAAGCCCGCACAGGCAGCTGCGCCGTCAGAGGGCGCAAAGGTGCTGTCTCTCGTGACAGAGAGACGAAAGGCGCGGAAAATCGGAGAGGGATAGGGATAGTCAATGACCACACGCAAAGGCAGCCAAGAGCCGCGTGTGGCCGTAGAGGTGCCCGCCGCATCCATAGCATACTCAGAAGGCGACGACGTTGTGTCTCTCGCAGAGTCGCAGGGAACGTCGCCTTTTCCATGGCAGAAGCACGTCCTGTATGATCTGGCAGCCCGCGACGATCTCGGCCGTCCCGTGTACACCACGGCCGGACTGCTCGTGCCGCGTCAGAACGGGAAGAATTTATGTCTTGAAGTCTATGAGCTCTACGTCACCGCCGTCTGCGGGTGGCATGTCTTGCACACGGCGCACCAGCTGCGCACAGCTTCCAAGAGCTGGCAGCGCCTCTGCAAGTATTTCGAGGACGACGACAACCACCCAGAGATGTCCGCGCTCGTCAAGCGCATCTCACGCGTGAACGGTGAAAAGGGCATATTCCTGAAGAACGGCGGCAGTATTGAGTTCACAGCCAGGTCACGCGGCTCTAACCGTGGATATGACGATATCCAGCTTGTCATCTTCGACGAGGCACAGGAGCTGACTTCAGAACAGCTTGAAGCTGTCATGTACACCCTTTCCGCCAGTTCCACTGGCGAGCGCCAGATGATTTTCACGGGTACACCGCCGACCGAGCGCACTCCCGGCGACGTCTTCGAGACCACGCGCAAGTCTGCGCGGTCCGACGACCCGGCACCGGGCACGCTGTGGCTCGAGTGGAGCGCCGAGAAGCGCCTGCCCGACGATGCAACGTGGCGCGACGCCGTGGAGGCCGCCTATCTGGTCAACCCGTCGCTCGGCTACCTGATCCAAGAGGGGGCTGTCCGCGACGAGTTCGGATCAGACACGCCCGTTGGGTTCAGCGTCGAGCGGCTTGCGTGGTGGCCCGTGCACGCCGCAAAGCAGCTGCATGTCATAAGCGGTGACATGTGGGCCGCGTCTGCGGCGTCTGAGATGGACGAGAAGGCGCTCGCACGTCTTCGCTCAAAGACCGCACGGCGCACAATCACGGCCTACGGCATCAAGTGCTCGCACGACGAGAAGAGCTATGCGCTCTGTGGCGCCCGCAAGGACGCAGACGGTCGTGTGCTGGTCGAGCTCATCAAGACCGCCGAGACTGACGGCGGCACGCGAGACCTGGCGCAGTGGCTAGCCGAGCGCCGCACGACGGCGGCTTGCGTTGTCATAGACGGCGCAGGCACAGCATCCGCGCTTGTGGATAACCTCACGCACATTCCGGGCGTGAAGATGCCAAAGGACTTCATCGTGAGGGCTTCTGCGCGAGACATCGTTGCGTCGTCCGCCGGCTTCTTGGACGGGCTGAAGACGCACCAGATTTATCACGGCGACCAGAAGGAGCTCGAGGCGTCGGCGCTTGGCGTCATCGAGAGACCTATAGGACGCAGCGGCTTCGGATTCGGAGCCATAGAAGGAGAACACGTCACGTCCACGGCGACAGAGGCCGCAGCGCTTGCGGCTTGGGGTGCCAGGACGACAAAGAGGAACCCGCAGAGGAGGCAGCGCGTCATATGATTCACCGCACAGACTACGACATCACGCCGATTGACCGGCCAAACGTCCACGACATTCCCGCGGAGTACCGCGACATCGTGACCGACCTTTTCGACGTTCTCTATGCCACGCGCTGCCGCAACGCGACTCTCTCCTCGTATTATAAGATGCATACGACCATCAAGAGCTTGGGAATCAGCATCCCGCCACAGCTTGAGCGCCGCCTCGCCCCTGTGTCAGGATGGGCTGCGAAGGCCGTCAAGGCCCGCACCGACCGTCAGATCTTCGAGGGCTATGTTCTGCGTGGCGGAGACACCCTGCCAGAGCTTGACAGCATCGTGCTCGAGAACAGCCTCTCGGACTTGCAGGCAAAGGTGAGGACGAGCGCGTACGTGCACGGCGTATCTTTCTACACAGTCATGGCTGGCGACCGCTACCCTGTCATCCGTGGCTATTCAGCGATGCAGGCATCGGCACTCTGGGACAAGGACAAGTCGCGCATCGGCGCCGGACTCGTTCTGGCCAACATCGACCGTGACGGAAAGCCGACGCACTACGTCGTCCACACGCCATACGCCGTCTGCGACATCACGCGCACGCCGGGATCTACACACTGGTCTTTCGAGGAGACGCCGCACGAGATGGGCCGTCCGCTCATGGACGCCATCATCACAGACCCCGACCTTGACCGTCCGTTTGGGCATTCGATCATCACGCCTGAGGTAATGGCCATCATCGACCAGACTCTGCGCGACATCGCGAGGTCGGAGATAGCCGCGGAATTCTACACGTTCCCGCAGCGCTACATCGTAGGCCTTGCCGAGGACCCGTTCGCAAACGCCATCGCCTATGCCGAGGGGAAGGACCCAGACGACGATGATACGAAGCCGCCAGACCCCGCTGCCGTGGCGGCGCAGAAGGTCAAGACATACCTCGGCGGCTATCTGGCGCTCTACAAGGACATCAACGGTGACTCACCGACAGTCGGCCAGTTCCCGTCGCCTGATCCGGAAACTTTCACGCACGCCATCGAGGCAGACGCGCAGCGCTTCAGTGGCGCAACCAACGTCCCGTTAGCACAGCTTGGCGTGCTTTCCAACACCTACACCTCATCCGAGGCCCTGTCGGCCACGAACGACCCGCTGGTCCTGGAGGTCGAACAAGCAAATCGAACCGACGCAAGGACGCTCGAGAACATCGGCCGCATGGCCCTTGCCATCGAGCGCAGCACGACGCTTGACGGGCTTGGTGACGACGGCAAGATCCTCGCGGCCTTCAAGGCGCCGAGCATGCCAACGCTGTCGAGCCGTGCCGACGCGTGGTCGAAGCTCGCAGCCGTTGACCCGTCGATCATCGGCACCCGCGTCTTCTACGAGAACCTTGGGCTTGACGGCGCGACCATCGACCGCCTGCTCAACGAGAAGGGCAAGACCTCGATCATCCGGCAGCTCACCGCGCTTACCGCCGGCGGCGAGCCGGCCGCAGAGTCTGGTGAGTCGTGATGGGTGCAGAGCAGGCCGCGTTCGACGCAGCTCAGAAGGCTTACGGAGTCGCCGCCGACCTCGCTAACAAGGAGATCGTGAAGCTTGTGTCGAGTGTCGCGGACGGCGGTCTGCAGCCTCTGCTCGAGCTGGCATGGCCGTCCATGGTCGAGAAGTACGGCGAAACGTCGGCGCAGATAGCGCTCGAGAACTACATCGCGACGCGCAGCGGCTACAAGTTCAAGGACGGCTTCGACCCGACGATACCGCGCGAGAAGCTGTTCCGCATGTGCGACAAGCTCGCTGCGTCGGACCTAAAGGACGGCGACTTTTCAGACACCGACGCCGCCACGACGTACCTGCAGGGCCGCATGACCGAGCACATGTACAGCGTATCGGACACGATGCTCATGCACTGGGCCAGACGAGACCCAAGGCACCCGAGATGGGCGCTTGTCCCGGAGCCTGGAGCGTGCGCGTGGTGCCTCATGCTCGCCTCGCGCGGCTTCGTCTACGTGAGCGATGACACTCTGGCACCGGCACGGCACCCGCACTGCCGCTGCACGCCGACCATCAGCTATGCCAAGTCGCCGAAACGAAGTGGCTTCGACCCTGAATCCATTTACGACAAGTACAAGAAGTACCGCGGCGACCTGACCGAGTGGAACACCTCAAACGGCTATTGGAAACAGAAGTACCAGCTCAAGAAGGAATCTGACGAGTAGGCGGCAAAGTGACGGCTGCAAAAGTCGACTCAGCGCGACGCCGCACATCCATTATCAAAAGCGACGCCGACGAGGCGTAGCCATAGGCCGAACGGCCATTTCATCAATTGCCGGCAGTGCTGAACAGCGCACGGCGACCCGAAACGGGAGGAATCACAATGGCAGAAGTAGACACCACCCAGACCGAGACCGACAACGAGCCGAAGACGCCAGAGACGGAGCCTGAGACCGACGCAAAGCCGGAGAATGAGCCCGAGACGGAGCCTGAGGCCGACGACGGCAAGGACGGCAAGGGATCCGAACAGACGAGTGCGTGGAAAAACCGCGCCCGCACTTGGGAGAAGCGCGCGCACGAGCGTGACCACGAGATCGAGAGCCTGAAGCGCCAAATCGCAATCCGCGACGTGGCGGACGAGACCGGCGTGCCTTTCGACATCCTCAAGAACGCCACAGACGCCGACGCCGCAAAGGCCCTCGCAAAGCAGATCACCGACTTTGCCGGCACCAAGACGCAGCCAAAGCCCGCGTATCCCAAGGACCGTGGCGGCGCGCCGGCTGGTGCCAACCCTGTCACAAAGGATTCCATCGAGAAGATCAAGGACCCGATCAAGCGCGTTCGCGCACGTGCCGAGAATATCGGCCTGTATGAGTAAGGAGTCTCACCATGGCAGTTCTTACCAACACCAAGACCACAGCGGACGTCCTCCGCTCCCTCGACGTCGAGGCCGCCCGCAATTTTGACCGCGAATATAATCAGCTTTCCGACCTGCTCTCTTTCTTCCCTGTCGAGACCGTAGCAGCCGGTACCGCTCTGAAGAGCTATACCATCACCGGCAAGCTCGACACTACCGAGTATACCGAGGGCGACGAGGTGCCCGTCTCCAAGTACACCGTCTCTCCCGTATCCATCGACGAGATCGTCCCCAAGCCGTACCGTGCACGCACGACCCTTGCCGCCGTCCAGAAGGCCGGCATCGAGGGCGCCGTCCTGCGCACCGACAGCAAGATGCTCGCAGACATCCGCACCAAGATTGTCACCGATTTCATCGGTGAGCTTGCCAACGGCACCACCGAGGCGACCGGCACCACCGTTCAGGCCGCACTCGCAAACGGCGACGCAGCTCTGGCCGACGCTCTCGAGTCCGCCTCTTATGTCAACAGCGGCTCCACCATCCACCTGCTCAACCGTCAGGATGCCTACAAGTATCTTGGCACTGCGCAGGTCACGACTCAGACCGCTTTCGGACTCACCTATCTTGAGGACTTTCTGGGCATCCAGGACGTCGTACTGACCAACAAGGTGGCATCCGGCAGCTTCTACGTTATCCCTGTCGACAACATGCACGTATACGCTCCGGACTTCTCTGCGATGGCAGCTCTTGGCTATGACTACATCGTGTCCGACAGCGGCCTGATCGGTGTCATGCACAAGCCGGCGCCTGACCATGATTCCGTCGATACTTACTTCAAGTCCGGACTTACCATTTGGCCGGAGTACACCAACTTCATCGTCAAGGGCACCATCGCCCCTTCGGCTTAGGGGTGATTCCTCATGTGTGAGGTAATCCGTCCTTTCACCGACCGAGTCACCGGGACCGTGTACCTCACAGGTCAAGTCTACAAGGGGCCGCGCGTCGCGGAGCTGGCCGATAAGGGCTTTGTGAAGCCCGCCACACCGACCGCGGCCCCTGTAGATACCGCTGAGGACGCACAGGACCTCGAGCGTATGACGGCCGTCGTCCTCAAGCGATTCATCACGGCCCACGGCGGCAAGTACCCGTCCAACGCTCGCAAGAGTGAGCTCCTGCTCATTGCGCGGTCGCTTTAGGAGGCGTCGCATGGCATCCATTGACATCTACGCCACCTATCAAGACTACGTGGCCGTCACCGACGACACGCAGGCAAATCCGGACAGGGTGAACATGATGCTCGAGGGCCAGAGCGCAAAGCTTCGCGCGACGTGCGGCATCCCGTCCGGGACAGAGCTCACGGGCGACGCAAAGATCCTAGCGCGCGATCTGGTCGTGGACGCAATCCGCAAGGCCATCGCGCCGCCTCTGGCCGCTCTTGGCGACATCCCGGGCGCGACTCAGGCCTCTTGGTCCGCGAACGGGTTCACAGCGTCGGCGACATACTCAAACCCGACCGGTGATGCCTACTTCAACCGAAACCTCCTCAAGGCCTTCAAGAACGCACTGGGTCGCGGCTCTGTTGTCGGATCCATTGCGCCTGACTATGGCCCGCTCGCGTAAGGAGTCCGCATGATAGGAGAGACGATCACGATCTACAGATCGCGCCCTGTCACAGACCGCCTAGGCAACACGCAGCGCGAGTGGTACAAGGCACAGACGGTGGATGACTGCCTTGTCTCTACAGGTCGCGATATCCAGCCCGTCACAGACGCGAAACGTCCTGACATACGCGAGGCAGACTACACCGTGGCGCTTCCAAAGACGTATTCCGGCCCGTCGCTTGCCGGATGCCGTGTCGTACTCTCAGGGCGCGGCGACGTGTGGCCTGACGACGCTCTGGACGTTAGCGGCGTCCCAGATGTTCAGGCAATGTCTCCAGTTCCGTGGAACATTCTGGTGAGGCTGGTGAGGCTCGATGGGTAGCGCAGATGTCAAGACGTCGCTGCGGCTAAAGCTGAACAAGCAGGGCCTAGAGGCGATAGCAAAGAGCAAGGCCGCTGCCGATGCGACCAGACGCGCCGGCGAGGCTGTGCATCGAAATCTCAGGCCGTCGTCTGAATACAGCGGCGAGCCCGTCTACGTGGTCAACACGGAGATTGGCGAGAAGCGGGCCCACACGTTCGTCGCGACAGGAAACTACCCAGCGATGCTCGATACGGCCTACCACCACACGCTGCAGAACGCGCTGCATAAGACCTTGTAAGGAGGAAACCGCATGTTCGACCCGCTCGAGTTCGCTGTCTCTTGGGCCTCAAAGGTAACCGGCGTGCGCTGCGGAACGTATATCTATGACGACATGCCGGACCCTGCAGTCGTCGTGACGCGGAGTGGCGGCACCGTCGATTTCCCGCATGACGCGCCGACGTTTGCCTTCACGGTGTACGCGTCGACTGACGACGAGGCCGAGTCTCTGGCATACCAGCTCGCGATCGCCGCGCGATACGGCCAATGCCAGCCGTCGGATCCGCATCTCAACGCAGTAGGGGCACCGTCTCTCTACAGCTACGGTCGGCGCAACGGCCAGTACATCTGGGAGACTGACATACCAATGAACTTCCGACTTCTAGACTAAAGGAGCGCTCCAATGTCTGTTGACGTTAAGAACGTGCTTGTCGGTGCGCCTGATCAGGCTACCACAGGCGCAATCATCTCTGGTGCCGCTGTAGACGACGGCTCCACCCTTCTTTCAAAGGACCCTGCGGGCGGCGTCGCCTCTGGCTACATCTCGTCCGACGGCCTCAAGCTCACCCCTAACCGCTCGACGACCGACATAAACGATTGGTCTGGCGCTTCGATTCGCACCGTGCTCGAGTCCTTCAACGCGACCCTCTCTTGGACCGAGATCGAGATGAGCCACGCGGCAATGGTCCATGCCTTCGGTCCTGACAACGTTGACGGCACGACCGTATCTCTCGACGCGTCGATGCCGCCTGCGCAGTCGTGGGTCTTCCATATGAAGGACGGCGCCTCAAAGATCACCGTCGCTGTGCCGAACGCAAACGTCACCGCTGTAGATGAGATCGACTTCAACGCCAGCTCTGCGATCGGCCTGCCTATCACCATCACGACCCACCCTGACAAGAACGGAAAGCACGTTTATATCAAGGTCGAGGTCAACGGCGCCACCACCGCAATCGAGTCTCACTAACAGCAATACAGTCACCGTAAATACGCGGGACCGTTGCGCGCGTAGACGTGCTGCGGCCCCGCCTCTCGTTGTAAGGAGCATCTATGGCAGTCACTCTGCAGACGACCACAAAGCCAGTCGTCACCCTTACCACAAAGCGCCCTACGCTTTCCGTCGTGCTCGATGGCGTCTCAAAGGAGCTCCCGATTACTTTCAACGCCGAGGAGTTCAAGCAGCTCGCAAAGTTCGTCAACGCAGACGGAGACACGGACGCGCCCAGCTTTGTCGATTTCTTCGTCGACTTCGCCGCCAAGTATCTTGGAGACGCAATCAAGGAGTGCGGCAGCGACCAGCTTCTCGTGCTCATGAAAACGTGGTCTGAGCTGTACAAGGATGAGACCGGTGTTTCCTTGGGGGAACAGGTGCCCTCGCTGGCATAGTGGCGCGACAAGGCGAGGCGCTTGATTTCGACCTGCTGACACAGACTGGCTGCTCGCTTGGCGACCTTTACGCCACGCTTGACGGCCGTGAGGCGTCGCTCACGCTGCACGCGCTGCTATCTTTCGTCAAATACGCGCCGCCACGCTCGCAGATCCACGTCGCGCGCGGGACGCTCACCGAGGAGGAGAGGCAGTGGTCTGACCAGGACGGCCTTTCGATGCTCCTCGCACAGCTGTCAGACCAGCTTGCCGGCCTCAGCTACATGTACGAGACCGCCAACTGCAAGAACGGCGCTGCGATAAAGAAGCCAGAGCCGATCGAGCGTCCAGGCGTCAAGAAATCAAAGAACAAGGAGCGCCACTTTGGGTCTGGCGCAATTCCGATCCGTGACTTTGACGAGTGGTGGAACACTCACTAGCTAGGAGGTGGAAACATGGCTAATGTCGAGGTAGGCGCGGCCTATGTCTCCATCATCCCGAGCCTCAAGGGCTTTGGCTCCAGCATCGGGAAGGACCTCTCAGGCGTCCTGTCCAAGGTCACGAGCGTCGCAAAGAAGGGCGCGGCCGCCGTAGGCGCAGCAGTGAGCGCCGCGAGCGCAGCGTCCGTCAAGTCGGCGAGCGACTACGAGCAGCTGACCGATGGCATGAAGACGCTTTTCAGCGACGCGTCGTCTCAGGTCGTGGAAGACGCAAAGAACGCTTACCGTGACATGGGCGTCTCCGCGAACGACTACATGACTCAGGTGACCGGCATAGCCGCGTCGCTCAAGAAGTCGCTTGGCGGAGACACGACCGCAGCCGCCAAGGCTGCGAAAATGGCCATGGGCGACATAGCCGACAACGCGTCGGTGTTCAACACGTCCATGGCAGACGTGCAGGAGACGTACCAGAGCCTTGCACGCGGCAACTACCAGATGCTTGACAACCTCAAGCTTGGCTTCGCCGGCACCAAAGCGGGCCTGCAGGAGCTCATCGACAAGGCCAACGATTTCGAGAGGGCGCAGGGCCACGCGGGCAACCTGACAATCGACAGCTACGCCGACGTCGTGCAGGCAATCCACGACGTGCAGACCGAGATGGGCATCGCCGGCAACGCCGCCCGTGAGGCCTCAAACACCATGGCGGGCTCTGTCGATATGGTCAAGGCCTCTTGGAAAAACTGGCTGACCGCCATAGGCACCGGCGAGGACGTTGGATCCGCGACGCAGCAGCTGGTCGAAAGCGCCGGCACGGCCGCAAAGAACGTCATCCCCGTGTTCGCGACCGCCTTCAAGAACGCCGTACAGACCATCCCGACGTTCATGTCAGAGGTGGGTCAGGCCATAAAGGACAACTGGCCGACGATCAAAGACGCTTTGGAGCAGTCCGTCGTCTCTGCGTGGAACGCCGTCGCTGACATGCTTTCGAGCCACGGCATCGAGCTTCCGCGCATCGACACGTCCGACATCGAGAACGCAGTCGCCGTCATCGTAGAGAAGGCAAAGGAGATCAAGGACGAGGTGCAGCCGCTCGTCGAGTGGGGGATCCAGCACGCCAAGCCGCTGCTCTCGTGGTTCGTCGATAACGCCGACAAGGTGATCCCAGCAGTCATCGGAATCGCCGGCGCATTCAAGGCCTACAAGATCATCACGCCGCTTGTCAAGGACATCTCTGGCATCGGCAAGGCCATCGGCACCATGGTCTCTGGAATCAAGGCGGCGTCTGGAATAGGCGACGTGCTCAAGGCCGTCACCGGGCTTGTCGGCGGACCGACCGCTGCAATCATCATGGGCGTGCTCGCAGCCGTCGGAATCTTCATCGACAAGTACCTGACCGACGACAGCTTCCGCGAGAAGGTTGACGGCATCGTTCAGACCATCGGATCCGCCCTTATGCCTGTCTTGCAGTCTCTGGCGTCAACGCTCGGCCCCATCATTCAGGACATCGGCGCCGCGCTCCAGTGGCTGGCTGGCGTAGTTGGCGAGTTCTTGAGCAGTTTCTTCGACGCCTTAGGCAGCGTCGTCGGGAGCCCGGAGTTTCAGGCCCTGGCTCAGGACCTGGGGCAGCACATAGCTGATCTCGTAGCCATCATCGGGCAGCTGTGGCAGGCTCTCGAGCCGGTCTTCGAGGCGGTCGGCCAGTTCGTTCAGGCTGTAGCGCCCGTGCTTGGCACGCTGCTTGGCACCATCGCCGGCGTCATCGCTGTCGTGCTTGTCGGGGCAATCGACGTTGTCTGCATGGCAATCGAGGGCTGGATCGACTTCTGGCGCACGGTAATCGACTGGATAGGCCTCCTCGTAAACGCGATTCTGAACTTCCCCGGAGCGGTCATGGACGGCCTCTCTGCCTTCGTCGAGTGGGTGAAGGAGCGCTTCGACGACGCGGCAACGACAGTGACGAACGCGTGGAACGGCGTCCTTGACTTCTTCCGCAACCTTCCCGGAAGCATCGTCGATTTCTTCTCTGGACTCGGGGACGCGATTGGCGAAAAGTTCGGCGAGGCCGTTCAGGCCGTCAAGGACAAGGCCGGCGAGATCTGGGACGGCATCAAGGGCATTCCAGGAAAGATCGTCGACGCCTTCGCCAGCATCCACATCGACATCCCAAAGCCGAAGCTTCCGCACATCGACGTCGGCAGCAAGCGCATAGGCATCGGCGACGCAGGCGTTGACATCCCGACCTTTTCCGTGAGCTGGAACGCTCTTGGGCGCATCATCGACCATCCGAGAATCGTTGCCTACGGCGCGGGCGAGGCCGGGCCAGAGGCCATCGTGCCGCTGTCTGGGCGCCAGAAGATGAAGCCCTTTGCCAACGCCATCGCGTCCGACCTCGCTGGCTCCGCCGGCTCTGTCGGCAACACCTACATCCTCAATCTCGACGGCGTGCAGGTGCAGGGCAACAAGGACGTGGAGGACGCCGTTATGACCATCATTGAGAATCTTGTCTACACCGGTGACACGGTCAACGTGGGATAAGGAGGCCACATGTCTGCACCATCTGGCTTTCAGTGGACGTGGACCGAGTCGGCCGGAACGTCACACACCTGCGTCCTCGATCACAACGCGGGCGGCGCGCCGTCACGCAGCGAGTCTCTGCAGCCTAACAGCGCGGAGATCGCCACGACGGCGCGCCACTACCCGATATACCGCTTTGGCGGCGGAATGGTCCGAACCATCAAGGCTTCCGGCGTCATCTACGCAGACGACACGCTCAACCCTACGCACGGCAAGTATGCCGACTTTGTCGCGCTTGCGTCGGCGAGGCACGCGACTTACACAGACGCCGACGGCCTCACGGCCGACGTTGCCATCACGAACGTGAGCATCGAGCGCCGCAGCCCCGGTTACCTGTCGGTCACCGTCGAGAGCAAGGTGGAGTCGCGATGAACGATCTGACCGTGTGGAAGGACGCCGCCCGCGAGGACCTCGTGACCGTACACCGCATCAAGCCGCCTGCCTCATACGACGTGCCCATAGAGGCGACGGACGAGGGGACGCTGGCGGACGTGGACCTGTCGCAGTGCTCCATCACGTGGTCGGCAGAGACGGACACCCGCGTGAGCGGCACCATCGCGAGGCTTGGCGCGTGGGACAAGGACGTCGACTGGCTCGAGATACGCCTGTCGTGCCCGGCCTACTCCTACGACAAGCCGCTGGCCATCCTGATACCAAACCGCATCACGGAGACGCACGGCGGCGTCCACGGTGCCGGAAAGTCAAACGTAACAACGACAATCAACGCCGAGTCCGTGCTGTGGGCCCTGTCAAAGGACGACGTGACGCCTTGCCTTGTCATCGACAGCGGCACGACGTACAGCTATGCGATGGGAAAGATAGCCGGCAAGTGGCTCGCCTACGAGACAAAGACGCTTGCCACGTCGACGCCTATCGTCTATGAGGAGGGCACGTCGCGTCTTGACATGCTCTATGATCTGGCCGCAAAGGACCTTGACCGTCTGGACGTGAGCGCCACAGGGCAGGTAACGCTGACGGCAAAGGAGACGTACACAAAGACGGATCCGGTCTGGTCAGTGTCGGCGCTTGACAGCCGCTCCATCGTGCTTGCGGATTCCGATTCCGTCTCTGTCGCCTTCGGCGACAACCCGTCACACGTCACCGTCAAGAACGACGACACTAACAGCCCGCTCGCAGCGACCAACGAGGTCCCGAGCGGTGCGGCGTCAAGGGCGGCCCGCGGCTATGTCTCGACCAAGACCTACACGCTCAGCAGCAGCACAATCGCGTCCTCTTCAGACGCGGCCGCTGCGGCGCTGCTGTACGTCGAGGAGGCCGAGGCTGTGCCGATCACGCGCACCATCTCCACGCTCTATTTCCCGGTCAAGGCCGGAGAGTGCATCACGTACACCGACGTTGACGGTACCACCAAGACCTACCGCGTCAAGGAGAAGACGCTGCAGCTTGGCACCATGACACAGGACCTGAAGCTCGAGGAGGTCACATCGTGAAGCATCGTTCGGCAGCGCTTACCCGCATCGCACAGCTCCTAACTGGCAGCCGCCGCGTCGAGGAGGCCTACAACGGCAAGCAGTCCACCACGACAATGAGCGGCGTGGCAAAGTCCGACAGCGCAGACGGCAAGGTGAAGGTCAGCCTTGGCGGCGGAGAGCTCATCAGCGAGTCTGGTTCGGACTACCCCACGATGTCAACGACCGTGAGCGCCAAGGAGGGCGACAAGCTTGTCGTCAGCCTGTATGGACCGGACAAGGCCGGCAAGCGCGCCGTCGTCACTGGGGTCGTCGGGGGTGGCGACCGCACTGCAACGGCCGTCAAGGAGGCCACGTCGGCAGCGACCGAGGCAAAGGAGACGGCGACGCAGGCGCAGCAGACAGCGGAAGCGACGCAGGAGACAGTGCACACGATCACAGAGAAGACCTCAGGCTACTTCTGGCATGACGACTCGGGCACGCACACGTCAATCGAGGACGGCAACGCCGACGCAGACATCAACACGGTTCTCATGCCCGCGCACGACGTCAAGGAGACTGCTACAAGCACGGCCCACTGGCCGCCGTACTTTGAGGTCCGCAAGGGAACGAAACGTCTGCTTGGCGTGTATGAGCCCGGCCCGAGCCCGACGTACTCAGACGACACGTACAACGGCCCGGCCGTCGTGATTGGAGACGGCGGCTCAGATAGCGCTAACAAGTTCGCTAACAGCTTCACTGCCGGCCTCGGTAACATCGCGTACTGGAAAGGCCAAACGGTAGTAGGCAAGTACGCTGGAGCAAGCTTTGCACCTGGCGCCTATCTGCGTCCTGACCTTTTCTCTGTCGGCTCCGGGTCTGCGAGCGATCCACACACGGCGTTCAATGTCAACGGGGCCGGAGACGTTGAGATAATGGGTCGCGCCTACAGCTTTGACACGCCAGACGAGCAAATCCTCTCATCGAATGTCGGCAACTCGACATTCAACTTCTGGCCGTTTCCAGTTGGAGGCGTATACGCGAGGACCGTCCCGATCTACAGCAACGCACGATGCGACGGGCAGTATTACAAGCTCTGGAAAAACGCAGCCTCGGACGCGGTGCTCACAGGCCCATACGCAAAGCCTCTGCGGTTCGAAACACACAGCCCCTCGAACCACTTCGATTCGCTCATTGGGACTCTGAAGATAATTAACAGCTCTTCTTCTATAACGTACAAGACGGCCCCGCATTTCACAGGCTTCATCTTCGACAAGGACACCGTTTGGGCAGTCTTCGACAAGGTGCTTGACGACGTGAAGGAGAGCGACGGGCTATATCTCACCGTCGTATACATCTGCGACGGCGTCAACAATTATCGACCCTACTAGAGAGGCGGCGCACACATGGCAGACAATGACGAGGCTGTGTACCGTGGCACAACGCCGACGCTCGCGATCGACGCAGACGCCGACCTCACTGGCTATACGGTGCACATCTATCTTATGAATAACGGAAGCATCTTCGATCTTACGCCCGCAGGCATCGCGCAAGCCGACACCGGCTGCATCGTGACCGTAGCGCTGACGCAGGAGCAGACGCTGCAGCTTGACGCCCGCTATCCGCTTTTCGTCCAGCTCCGCGCAAAGCAAGGAGAGCAGGTCGTGGCATCGGACGTCGCGCAGCTGCAGGTCGAGGACGTCATAAAGGACGGTGAGCTGTGATGGCAGACACTCTGCACGTCGGCAACGGCGTCATAGGGATCGCAGTTCACAGCATGCCGCTGAAGAAGGCAGCAAAGCTGCAGGACAAGAGCGTGACCCCTACGTTTGACAAGCAGGACGTGACGGCCGATGACGGCTATGACGGTCTTGGGACCGTGACGGTAGAGGCAAAGAGCTTTGAGCTGCAGAGCAAGACTGTGACACCGACAGACGAGGCTCAGACGGTCAAGGCAGACGCCGGATATGACGCGCTCGAATCGGTGACCGTCGGCTCCAGAGACGTGAAGCTTCAGGACAAGACCGTTTCTCCGACCGACACGGTGCAGACTGTGAAAGCAGATGACGGATACGACGGATTGGGAACAGTGACGGTCGGTAAGGGTGGATCTTCAGCCCTCGGTAAGCTGTTTGACGACAATACGCCAAAGATGAGCGTAGATGTGGGCCCTGACGATTTCCCAAAAGGTATGACTGGACTGCGGAAACAGGCCTTCTATAATACAGAAGCACTGCGAGATGTGGTGCTGCCAGACGGGCTTAAGCGCATATCGAACGGAGCATTTGAGTCCGCTTATGCGAACTCTATCACGATTCCGGAATCGGTCAGTAGCATTGGAAACAACGCGTTTAGGCGTTGCAACTGCGCGATATTCCACCCGTTCACTGACGAAAACCCCGTTAGCTTGCCGCATCTAGATTCTATCACGTACCAAGCCTTTCAAGAAACCGATATAAGCAGGTTCACATGCCCGCCTTCACTAACAGAGATCGACAGTTACGCCTTTCAACGATGCCGAAACTTGGTTGATATTACAATCCCGGATTCAGTTACAGCTATACAAACCTCTGCCTTCGCAGGGTGTTCATCGCTGAAATCGATTAGGCTACCACAGTCGCATTTGTATTTGAACTACGGATGCTTTTGGGGCGACACTAGCCTTACAGAGGTAATTTTCCCTGACGATGCCTCGGTCTCTCAGATACCAGACTATGGGTTCGCTGACTGCGCAGCGCTCCCGTCAATCACGATACCGGCCAGCGTTACAAACGTCTACAGCTACGCGTTTGCCGACTGCAAGTCGCTGTCGATTGTCACTGTGCTGGCTGTTACACCACCGAGGCTGGGCTCTGGCGTATTCAACGGCTGCGCAGCTCTAGCCCACATCAACGTTCCGGCCGAGTCTGTCGCAGCATACAAGGCCGCGGCTGGCTGGTCGGCATACGCAGACATCATCGAGGCGATGTGACATGGCAAGAGTGCACATCACGGGCACAGTCCATATCGACGTGAGGAACGTGCCTATAAAGCGCGTCAACTATTACCCGGACTACGAGGGCCCCTACGCCGTCACTCCAACCGCCAGCGATCAGACGCTCGAGACGAAAGAGCACCAGATGACCGATGACGTGACGGTGAAGGCCATTCCCTACTTCGCCGCGAGCAACGCGGCTGGTGGCCAGACGGTAAACATCGGATAAGGAGACACAATGGCAGAGAACGCAAACGTCAACAAAGTCGTCTTCGCGGGCACGACCTTGATCGACCTCACTGGTGACACAGTGACGGCAGACACGCTCCACAAAGGCATCACGGCCCACGACAAGAGCGGCGCAGCTATCACAGGAACAAACACCTACGATTCCGACACGAGCGACGACACCGCCGCCGTCGCGGAGATTCTGGCCGGCAAGACGGCGCACGCGCGCGGAGCGCTCCTCACCGGAACGATGCCGAACCGCGGGTCTGCAGCCGTCACTGTCAGCGATACGTCTGGCACGACCATCCCGCAGGGCTATTACGACGGATCGGGAAAGGCAGCAATCGACGAGGCGAGCGCGACAAATCTCATTGCCGGTAACCTGAAGGAGGGCGTCAAGATTCTTGGCGTCACCGGCACATACTCTGGAGAGGCCGTAAAGCTCCAGTCGAAGCAGGTCGTCCCGTCCACGTCGACTCAGACCATCACTGCCGACACCGGATATGACGCGCTCGGAACCGTCACTGTCACCGCCATCGCATACGTCGAGTCCGACAACAGCGCCGGCGGCAAGACCGTTACCATCGCAGGCTAGGGAGGCCGCATGGGAGTCTCAAAAGTTGTCTTCTCTGGACACGTCGTGATCGACCTCACAAGCGACACCGTGACAGCCGACAAGCTCTATGAAGGCGTCACTGCCCACGGAGCGGACGGCGAGGCGATCACTGGCACCATGGCAGGCAAGTCCGACAACGGCATCGCAAAGCAGGTCGACGCCAACGCGGAAAGCGTTGCGATATCGGCCGACGACTTCCCGGCAGGCATCACGTCGATACGCGATTACGCGTTCTACGGGTCGCCGTGCTCGAGCGTGGAGATTCCAAGCACCGTGACGCACATAGGGCGCCAGACTTTCGGCCACACCGGCCTTTCCGACATCACGATCCCAGACACCGTCGAGAGCATGGACGAGGCCGCGTTCTACATGTCGGAAAAGCTGACTGCCTGCAAGCTGCCGTCAGGGCTCGCAAAGATTCCGGGCTGGTGCTTCCAGGGCTGCACGGCTCTTTCTGGTCACGCTATCCAGTCGAACATCCGGGCGATCGGCGATGGCGCGTTCTACGGATCAGGTCTTGTCTCGATGGCGGTCCCGGACACCGTGACTTCAATCGGTTACCAGGCGTTCAGCGCCTGCGCGTCCCTTACGTCCCTGTCGATAGGGTCTGGCATCACGAAGATCCCGGACAGCATGTGCAACAGCGACGTCTCCCTTGCGTCCGTCACACTCCCAGACACGATCACAGCCATTGGCGTCGGGGCATTCCAGTCGTGTGCAAAGCTCACGGCAATCACGCTTCCGTCAGAGCTCAAGACGATAGGCAGCCTCGCTTTCATGGAGAGCGGGCTCACGAGCCTTGACGTGCCGGCATCGGTAGAAAGCATCGGCAGCTGGTCGATTGTCGGCGGAATCCCTGTTACGGTCCGTGCGACTACGCCGCCGTCCATAACGTCAGACACGTTCGTCAGCACGCCGTCTCACATCTACGTCCCGGCGTCCGCAGTCGATACGTACAAGGCAGCGACCGGCTGGAGCACCTACTCGAGCGTCATAGAGGCCATCACGGAGTAAAGGAGCACGACGTGCCGCCACTCACATTCGAGCAGCTTGTGGCGCTAGGTAGCCTCGTGGTGGCCGTCGTCACCGTTGGACTTACGCTGCGCCGCGACAAGAACGCATACATGGAGGGCCAGCAGACGAGGGCCGCAGAGAGGCAGCTCGTAACCGACAAGCTGGACACAATCTCAGACATGAGCCGCGAGACGCGCGACACAGTGCGCGAGATGTCAAAGCAGCTATCCGACCACAGCCGGGAGCTTGCACGCATCGAGACGCGCATCGAGGAGCACGACAGGCGGCTTGACAAGCTGGAGACAATCACAGACAAGGAGTAGATCATGGCAACACTTAAGGATTGGGCAAAGGCAGCAGGCATCCGAGCGCTCAAGACGGCCGCGCAGGCAGCCATCGGCGTCATCGGCGGCGCAACTGCAATGGGAATGGTCGACTGGCGTCTCGTCGCGTCTGCTGCTGCACTCGCGGCCATCGCGTCGATCATCACGTCCGTGGCAGGCATCCCTGAGGTCGGCGACGGAGCGAGCGTGGCGGCCATCAGGGCGGCGGGCGATGGAGAGTAGCAGGCGCTGCCCGGTCTGCGGGCACAGCATGGTGCCGGAGGTCGGCTGCACGTCCAAGGGCGCCGCGTGGACGGCGTGGGCGTGCCGCCACTGCCAGCACCGCGAGACCACGCGCGAGTGCCCGCAGTGCCACGAGGAGCACGTGCCCGTGGCCTCGGCCAAGGGACCGGTGTGCCCGTCGTGCGGGCACAGGTACAACGGTTAGGAGCAAACCAAATGGCACTCACTTACAACGACAGAGCAGCCGAGATCATGCTGCACCTCGTGAACCACGCGGCCCACGGATACAGCCAGCCAGCCCGCGCGGGAGACGGCACCATCGAGACGCTCACGCTCAGCGACGGAACGGTGACCACGGTCCATGGCGGCGACTACGACTGCTCCGAGGCCGTGCGCATGTGCTACGTGGCTGCTGGCGTCCTGCCGCGCGGCTGCTACATGTGGACCGGCAACGAGGCGTCTCTGCTCAAGTCACACGGCTTCGCGTCCGTGGGCCTCGGCGACCTCCGCGTCGGCGACGTGCTCCTGCGCAACGGCCACACGGAGATGGTCGTGTCGGTCGGCGGAAGGCTCATGCAGGCGGGCTTCCGCATCAGCGAGCACCGCACCATCAGTGGCACCAAGGGCGACCAGACTGGCTGGGAGAGCGCATACAGCGCGCTCAATCCTGGCGCATGGAGCTGGGCATACCGCTACGTCGGAGGCCAGCCCACGGGTGCAAGCAAGACCACCGTCCACGACGCCACGGTGTCGACGTCCGTGCCCGCCGGGACCTACCAGTGCGTGGTCGACGCCCTCAACGTTCGCGCTGGCGCTGGCACGGGCTACGCCAAGGTCGCGCAGTACCACAAGGGCGAGACCGTCGTGCTCGACGGCAGCGCCACGGTCGCAGATGGGTGCGTCTGGGGTCGCTACGTTGGTGGCTCCGGAAAGACGCGCTATATCGCCGTCAGGACCACGGGCGGCATGGAGTACCTGCGCAAGGTAGGCGCGCCAGCAAAGCCAGCGGCCCCGAAGCAGTCGGTGAGCACGTTGGTCCCTGCCGGCCGCTACGTCTGCGTGGTGGGCACCCTCAACGTCCGCGACGCGTCCACGGTGTCGGCTCATGTCGTGGCCCAGTACCACAAGGGCCAGACGGTCACGCTCGACGGCGCCTGCGCGGTCTCCGACGGCTGCGTGTGGGGCCGCTACACCGGCGCAACAAGCGGCAAGAAGAGGTACATCGCCGTGCGCACGACGGGCGGCACTGAGTACCTGCGGAAGACCTCCTAGAGAAGGAACGAATGACAGAAGACCCACGTGGTGGCTGCATCAGGCGGCTGCCGCGTGGGTCTTTTTTTTGTCCCTAATTTGCCACAACCAATCGAAATGGTGGCTCTGTGGCGGATCTGTTCGTTGCATATGAGCAGGCATGATAGGGTATGAAACACTACGGGACAAGCGCGGCACGCGATGAGCATGTGCGAAGAAACGTGAAAACCACAGCTAGGCGCCATGCGTAGGCCGCGTTTGTCCCTATTTGTCCAAAACGGACTGAGCCGGTCTCAGCGCTTCTCCCATGACCCGTCGCAGAGTGCGCGATATCCTACCTCGTCGATGGCCTCTGCGGCGCGTGCGGCACGACGGATGGCGGTTGAACGTGATACGCCGTGCGCGTGTGCCACCTCGTCCCATTCGCAAAACGGCACGCCGTAGCGGTCCCAGACGATATCAGCCGAAGTGCGGCCCACTGCGGCAGCCAGCCCGCCCGCTCTAAGATCGTCGTCTCCATAGCAGACGCGATAAACCGCTGTGGTGATGATGCGGTCGCGGTCGACCCTGTACTGCGTGCGTTCCTCGAATGACAGGAAGCTCACCACGCGGTCGCCTATGCTGCGGCGCTCGCCTCCTTCAACGCGTGGCTCGAAGCTCGAGCAGCAGCCCGATGACTCCAAGAACCAGTCGCGCATGTCAGAAAGATGGCGCAGGTCCTCTGCGGCGCCACGTGAGGCGTCGAAAAGGTCCTGCGCGTCCTTGAATGTGTACGGCCCAACCTTGACACAAGTGGTCCTCATGCACTCTCCCGTCTCTAGTTGTTCCTCCACGTGTTAGTATATGCAGCATCGAGGGCGGCCACGTATGCCGTGAGGTCCACCGATGCGAGCATGCTGGCTCGCTGGTCCTCAGTATAGTCGCGCTCGAGGTCGCCACCGATCGACAGCATGGCCTGATCCTCGTCAATTCCTGACGCCTTGCGCCACGCCGCGCCACCATAGGACTCTGCCTTGTCTGCAGGCATGCCCGCAGCGAGCAGGAGCCGCATGGCGTCTGGATCCGACACGTCGGAGCCCTTGCGCGTCGTCACGAGCTTCAGCTGCACAGCGTCTGGAGTACCGTCTGTGACGGCCAGATAGCGGCGGAAGCGTCCGACCGTGTGCCAGTCGTCAGAGCCAGGCGTGCGCTCGACGGTCACTACTGCTGGCTTCGCCTTGCCGTCGGACGCGAGCGGGGAAGGTCCATTGACGACAAGGACGTTGGCGAGCATCAGAAGCGCGTGTGCTGTCCCCTTGCTCTTGGCGTCCTCCAGTGCGGCAGACAGGCACTCGCGGCCGAGAATCGGGTCAAACGCGCCGTCCATGGCCGCGTCGGGGTCGCCGGCAGCAATGGCGGTGGTCGCCAGCGTGTACAGGTAGCGGGCAAGAGCGGCGTCGACGATGGCGGGATGCTTTGGGGCGTGCGCGATGGTCGGCCCGTCGATGGCACCGAGTGAGCGGCCCGAAGCCTCGATTACGTTGCCGGATGCGTCGAAGACGATGCGGTTGTTTGAGTCTGCGCTGATCATGAGCGGCAAGACCTCGGGCTCGATCTCGCACTCTGCGGCCTTGCGCCACTCTGACAGCCGCCTCTCCACGGTCTCGATATCGACTCCGTCCATATACAGGCCGTCGGTGTTGGTCGAGAAGACGCGCGCACCGTCGAAGGAAAGACGCTGCGCGAGCATGTAGAGCCACAATTGCCCGACGATCCTCATGCTCTGGGCCGAATTGTTCGCGCGCAGGTTCGTGTCAAAGCTTGTGTCCATTGCGCCGGAAGCGGAATTGAGCAGCAGCTTGTCTGCCCCTCTTGCCGCCTTGTATGCCGTCCGCGTCGCGTCGTCGAGGTCGTCACGCTTCAGGAGAGCGCCCAGACGCTGCTTTTCGTTGTAGATCGCAAGATAGCGCTGAGACGCGTCGCCGTCGCCGAACGCGCGCATGTTGCGCAGCATTGTCGGGTACCAGCTCGAAACGTCGGCGTGGATTACGTTGGTGGCCACGGTCGTGTGGCGGTATCTCTTTGACAGAGCGCCGGTGGCGGTCACGAGAGACGGCTGCTTGAGGCGGCGGTACTTTAGCTGGCCGTTGAAAATCTCAGACACGGGGACGTTCTGCCAGACGCCAGAGCGCTCGTAGTCACCGGTCGCGCGGAAGTAGTCAATCGGATCCGGATATGTGTTCGATATGTCGACGTAGGCGGTCCACACGGCCACATCGTGCAGCCACTTGTCGAGGTCGTATTCAGCGCCATGGACCCCGCCAAGGCCAAAAGCGGCATACGTCGTCGCTGGGCCGTCGGCGTTGTAGTAGATGACAGGCGCCGTCTCGTAGCTGCTCAGGTCGTCATAGGACGCATGTCCGAAGCCTTGCGCGATAGCCTCGTTAGTGTTGCGCCCGCGGATGGCGGCATAGGGCTCGTAGACGCAGCTCATGAAGTTGCCGAAGCAGCCGCCGGTGCCGCCTGTCATCTCAGCCATTGCGTTCTTGACGGTCTCGAGCACGTCGATGCCGGCAGACCCATAGGTGTAGTCGAGGCCAGCGCGGTCCGTGATCGGCCCGTCCGGAGCGACGACGGCTGCGACCAGCTGTGCTGCGGTTGAATCGACCCTTGCACGGCGCGGCCTGACGTTGCCGTTGCCGTCACGTGTCGCGACTTGGTTGTTGGCAATGACTGCACGGCGCGCGTCGATGACGCCCGCGACCTCAGGCATAGCAGCGATACGGCCGGTCGCGATAACGTCGTCCACGTTGTATGAGACAAGCCGCGTCAGCTCGTCGAGCGTGGTTATTGCCGCGTTGTCGCCCAAAGCGTGCTCGTCGATACGAAGGCCCTTATAGGCTTCGATCGCCTTGAGAGCCCTGCGGCCTGGAATCAGGTTTACCAGATCGAGCTGACGGCCAAAAAGCAGGATGGAATCGCGGATATCGCCCACATGGCTTCGGTGCGCATGGTCCCAAGCGCGGACCGTCTGCATCATTGAGCGGCCCCGCTCGATACCGGCAAAAAGCTCGTCGTTGAAGGCGCGGATGGCGGTGGCATTCGGGCAGTCCTCGCCGTCGAGCATGTAGCCGATCACGGTCAGGTCGTATGTGTCTCCGTTGTAGGAGACGAGAGACCAGTCGCGTTCAGGATCATATCCCGGCGTGATGTCCCATGTGTATCCGTCAACAAAGCCGAAGAACGATGCGAGCGCGCTGCGCCATTCGCGGCAGCCCAAGTCGCAGACGTAGGCGTGCGGCGTGCCTGCGGTGGCCGCGGCTGCTTTTGCAATGGCCTCTTGCGCCTCAGGCGTGAGGAAGCCGTCAACACGTACAAAGACGATCGGGTCGGAGGCAACGGCGCCGTCGCACATCGGGATCATGGTCACGGTTGCGGCGCCACGCAGGGCCTCGATGTCATATGACACGTAGCGCATGGCCTACTCCTTTCCTGTGATGGCGCTTGTCACGGCGTCGATGGCGGACTGCTTGACCGTGGTGGGCATCTGGGTTACGACTGCTGCGGACATTGCCGGCTTCTGCTTCTTTGGCGGCTCTGGGCCAATGTACGTCCACGTCTTTGAGTGCCCTTTCGCGTCGTGCTCCTCCCACATGTCTGCGAACTCGTTGATGATGTCGCCGTAACGTGACCGCGCACGCCCCTTGAGGCGCTGGATTTCAGGAGTTGTCATAGCCATGCCCTCACGGAGAGCACCTGGGATGTCGATCACGTCGCCCTTGTGCCACGGTTCGGGAACCGCAGGGCAAGAGGCAGTGTGACCAGCGCGATAGCGGTTGAGAGCGTCGAGATACATTCCGCCTTGCGCCCTGTCGCACAGCCATTGGCGCAGCATATCGCTATCGAGTGTGTCCTCAGTCAAGGCCTCGTTGAAGGCCTCGTTCTCCTTTGTCAGCTCGTCGGAGAGCAGCAGGCCGTCCTTGAAGCTGTCGATGCCGTCGCGCTCGATGAGAGCCTGGCATTCTGCATAGGCCTGGCGGATGGCGTCGATCGAACGCTGCTCATACACATAGCACTCAGATTTGTCCCAGCGAGACTTCAGGACAAGGGGCCTGCGGGAACCGGTGAGGTCACGCAGCGGCTGGCTCAGGTTTGAAGTTCCAATGAAAGTCGAGATGCGCGGGACAGACACTGTCGCGCGGTCATACGGGCGGCGATACCTCCAGACATCGGACGACATGATGGCCTTGACGTGGCCGGAGTCAGTCTTGGAGAAGCTGTCCATTTCGCCAAGCTCGACGACCGGCGCATGGGTCATCAACAGCTGGTTGTCACGGGAGCCTGGGTCAGTCTTGAGGTCTATGTAGAAGCCCTCAGATCTGCGCGGGTCCTCGCCGGCGAGCAGGCGGCAGATTGACGACTTGCCCGTGCCCTGCTGTCCGATGAAGATCGGGAAGTAGTCGCTCTTGAAAGAGCGCGTCTCATGTGAGCGCACCCAGATGACACCGAGGATGATGCGGCATTTCTCGCGTGACAGCTCGTCCTCGGGCACGCCAAGGATTCTGAGAAGGCAGTGCCTCAGCTGCGACTGGCGCTCCTCGTAGGTCAAGCCAGCATCGGCTGATACGAGAACCTTCTCCGGGTCGTCGGTCAGCTTTACGCGCATGTCGCCCACGAACGCGTCCATGTGGTCTGCCACCCGGTTGATGCGATGCGACCCAGCGTGCGCGTAGGCCGTGACCGCAGACTGGAAGATTTCGGCCGAGACAGAGAGCCCGATGGTGTCAAGCCACGCGCGGCCCTGTGCTGAGTCGAAGTCAGCGTTATACGGGCGCGGATAGCGCTCATTTTCAGAGCCGGGCCACGGGCACTGCGTCAGGATGATCGAGCCGTCGATGGCGTCGCTCGCGAGCGAGTTGCGTGCCTTGTCGCTCTGGTCGAGCGCGAGCAGCACATTCGCGATGCACGGCTTCTTCCGGCCATTCTTTGCGGTGATCGGGTGGCCCGGAACGCCGTCAGTGGTGCCCTCTGCGACGCCGAGCGAGAAGCCGTCCGTGTTGTCCGGCGACTTGGTTGCCTTGCGCTCGAGGCCGTCAAGCGCCCTCACGATGTCATGCACGCCATCAGACGAGAGCGTCGCGATTTGCGCGATGTAGGACACGGCGGAGTCGTACGGCTCGTCCACACGGTAGCCGTGCTCGATGCGGGTGAAGATGACAGGCTCGTAGTAGTCGGTGCACACGGACGCGTCACGTGCTGCAATGGCGTCGGCTGCGGTCGGCTTCTGCGGCACATGGTCCATGAAGCTCGTGACACACGACACGGGGCATGGCACGTACTCGCCCTCGCCGTAGATGTGCACGCCGGCACGAGCGAAATCACGCGGCTCCACGTCGCCAGTGACGTAGTACCAGAGCTGAAGGCACGCGCGGCTCTTGACAGCAAAGGTCGTCGGAATGTCAATCGCGCTATCAAAGAACGGTACGGCGCTCTCGAAATCGGAGAACTCGATGACGGCGAGCGAGCGGCTGCCCTCAGTGCGGCCACAGAGCGCCAAAACGTTCCAGGTTGGGTGCAGGTCGGCCATTATCGTGGACGACGTGGCGTCTTTCCAGTCGTCAATCACGGGGTCGATGGTGCCCTCGTAAGGCGACGACCAGAGGCGGACGCTGTTGTTTGATAGCGCGTGGACGAAGATTGAGCGCGGATTCACGGTCTTGTCCGTCGCGTGGCCGGTGTGGTCAGCCAGAGCGAACGGCGCGGGCTTCTGCTTCTCGATGGTGTCGATCTTTACGCGTTCCATTGTATCCTCCAGAAGAAAAGGCGCCCGCGGCAGCAAAGCTTGTTGTTGTAGCGGGCGCCTACGTATGCGGCTAGTCGGTGGCGATATTGACGGGAGCTTGTGCAGTTCCTGTCATGACGGCCCTTGCCATGCGGCTACGTACATCGTTGTCGACGGCAAGCGTGCTGTCGGTGAAGCATGAGACCAGGCGCGAGATCTCGAGAGCCCGGTTTGCCATGTCTGACGCTGGCCCGTTCTCGTACATGTCGCTATGGCCAGGCAGACTGTGCCGCAGCCTGACACAGTTCCCAATGCCGATGCGGACAAGGAGGTTGCAGAGGTAGTCCAGCGAGCTCACGAAGTCTAGTATCAGATCCTCGATCGTGGTCAGAGCGTCGGCACGGTCGCGGTCAGTCGTGGCGTCGAGATAGCGGCCCACCCACTCGGCCATGCCGGTTTCTGCGACATACAAGCTCATGACCGATACGTAGACGTCGGCGAGCTCGTCCACCGTAACATCAGATCCGTACTCAGCGGCTGCGTCCACAAGCTCGTCTACAGGCGAGGTGTACCTGTAAGGCCCACTGTCGTTTGCGAGCGCGTAGACGGCACTCGAGAGTTTGCGGAACGCGCTCCACACCCGGTCTGGCGCGTATTCCCTGACGGTATGTCCGCATCCCTTTGGCCAGTCGCCCGTGGGCCGGTCGTAGAACACGAAGAGGTCATGAGGCGTGTGGTACTCGTCTGGCAGCACCGTCGCGCACGTCTTGAGCGCGTGGTCGGCAGCCGTGACCATGCCCTCGCGTGAAACGTGCATCACGAAGTCGAGCGCGTCGTAGGCTGCATCATAGACGGAGACGACCGTCACGTGACTGTAAGCGGCCGTATGGTCGCACTCGTCAGTGTCTACGGAAGCGGCCCACACTGTGCCATAGCCGAATACCGACGGGTACGCGAGCACTATGCAGAGCGGGTCGTGCGCGAGTGCCAAGCGCGTATAGCAGTGATGGATCAGCACGTCGGGATTGCGGAAAGTCGCCCAAGCGGGAAGTTCGCTCGAAAAGCCCGTGTTGTCGTAGTGCATCCGATTTCGAGCGAGCTTCCAGTGTCCGGCAAGGGACCAAGCGCGGTCGGCGTCAGAGGCGAACACGCAGAGACCGCCGAGGATTACGTCATATATGATCTGGTTGCCGTCAGCGTCAAAGATTCCGTCGCCGTAGGTGGCCGCGACGTATGCCGCCACGAGCTCATACTTCTCGAGCACGGCACGTATGACGTTCCAGACCTTGCTATACAGGCTGTCGTCGCTCGTATCGCGCTCGATTCCGAAGAAGTGCTGCATGTGCGACATCATGCGGTAGACTATTGCGACGACGTGCCCGGCGTGCTCGTAGCACTCGGGATCGACGGAGCCGGTCGCGCAGGCAGACATCCAGTAGAGAGCGGTCGCCAGAACCTGATGCGTGATAATGTCGTCGGTCTTTGCCGTGGCAAGGAACGCGATGGCGCACCGCATGTCCCGCGGCGTCACGTCGTTGAATCCCTTTACGACTGACTGATAGATGCCATCGATCTCGAGGAGCGCGTCGTCGCGCGAGCTGTCATTGATGACGATCTTTTCGTCGCCGATGCCGTGAGATGAGCGTACGGGAAAGGTGCTGTCGTCGGTGGTCGTGATGCTTGCAAGGGTCGGGATGAAGTGGTCGTTGGTGTAGTGCTTGAGGTAGTTCTTCTCGAGGCTCATGGTCGTGGTCCTTTCGGCTTGTGGCTTGTGTCTACAGGGATTGACTCTTGCTATCAGAGCGAGACGTGCGGTCCAGCCTCTGCAGCTCAGAGGTGCTGATGCGCATGCCACGCTTAAAGCCGTCAGGCATGAATGCGTGAAGCGTGCCGCTTGCGATGGCGCCGTATATGGCGCGCTTTGAGACGCCAAGGCGGTCTGCGGCCTCTCGTACGGTCAGCGTCTGTTGACTAGTCGGCGCTTGTCCAGTGCGATGGCAGAGTGCCAGCACGTCGTCAGTCGCGACACGAGTCGCGTGCGGGCCGAGCGAGATCGGCTTGATCACGCCATCCTTTATGTAGCGTCGCATTGTCGGCTCAGAGACGCCGATGACGCGCGCGGCGGCAGATACGGAAAGGGTGAGCGGATAGTCCACCTCCGGATCGTAGGTCTCATAAGCCAAAGGCTTTGTGGTGGCCATCTTTGCCTCCTGTCGCTGTCAGCCACGTCTAGCAGATGCGAGAGCGTGTGTCTGGTCTTTCGCGGTTCTTATCTCGTCAAGGGCAATCATACCCGAAAACTAAGCGCAATATCACATCAGGTAAATGATATTTTTTTCTGGACAAAAAGTTCCGAGGTCAGGGCCCAAATTTCGGCAATCGTGAATGTGTAGAAATCGTGAACAGCGAGGTCGAGGCGTTAGCGTCCGGTGCTAGAAAGTCCCACCGCTCCAGGAGCGGCGCAAGGCGCAGATCGCGCCTACTCAGCGAACGCGGGCCGCAGCGGCCGCCTATGATGGATACGCCAGGCCGTGCAGGCCCTCGTGTCATCGCCGCGCCCGCGCGGCTGTCACAGACGCCTGAAGCGATGGCGCGATAGACGCGGAGCGATGCCGCTTAATAGCACACGGAATAGCTAATAGCACACGGAATAGCACCTGCTCGTGTACGGCCTTTTACCTGCGGAAACGTTGCTTTGACGTGCTATTGAAAAACCGCGAAATAATTGCACACAGGCCTTTTGATGCCTTCTACCTGCGGAAACGTGCTGAAAATGTGCAATTAGGCCTTATTTTGACTTACAAAACTCCTAAAGAATAACTATCACTTACTCCTGTCTTATATCTATATTTTTTCCCTAATAGAACAATAAGAATATATATATGCAGGTAGAGTGGGCTGTTTGGGGTGTGTGCTATTATTTGGGCGTTTTTGAATAGCACAAAAGCGTGAAGAAACAGCAGGTCAGACGGGGTGTGTTTCGATGTGCTATTATTTGCCGATTTTGCAATTGAACATGCCGCCTGTGTCAATCGTGACGATCCGCTTTGCGTCCACATGCCAGGATTCGCCCTCGCGGCTGTCACACAGCCTGAAGCGATGGCTAGCAAAGTTCTTTGCGATTCACGCCTTCAGCCATAGTGTATAGGGGTATACTAGTATCAGCAAGCGATAAGAGGCCGCAGGCGGCCAAGCTCAACAGATGAGACGCAAGAGGAGCAAGAAGGAGCAGGAAGGAGAAGGGCAATGCAGCACATAGTCGAGGTCGCGTTCGACTACAACGACAAGGCAATCACGGAGTACATCGAGAACCAGCTCGAGAAGGACGTGATGGACGGCGTAACCAGCAAGGCGTGGAAGGAGTTCAGGGACCGCGTGCCCCGCATGACGTACGACAAGGACAGGGACTTCATGGAGTACATGGTCGACGCCGTATACAAGCGCTTCATGGAGGAGCACGGAGACGAGCTCGTAAGGCTCGCCGCGCTGACGCTCGCGAAGCGCACCGGCTGCAGGAAGGCGTGGAAGGAAGCGCTGGCGGATGCGGAGGCCGAGCTTGGCGGGAAGGATGACGAGCAATGAATACTGAGGGGATCCTTGGAAGGCGTCTCAACTGGTGGAGGTGCTTCCCTCTCGAACTAGACGGCCAGATGCCATGCGAAAGCTGCGACTGCTTCGACAGGTCCACGCTCGAATGCGTCCAGCCCGGAGGACGCGTAGGCCATGAGTTACTGAATATGGTGCGCGACAGGTACGTAAAAGATCCGCAATACCCAGAGGTACCGACTAGCGACGAGCGCCGCGAGGTAGCGGAAGATGAAGAGCCCGACGATTTCGACTTCGATTCCAGCTTCGAAATTATGTGCGAAGAAGTAATCAAGAGCATCTGGGGAAGCGCGCTTGACGCGCTTGAAAGAGCAGGCGTCGAGTGCGGAGAGAGGGCGGTGAGCGACGATGACAAGTGACGAGCGTCGCGAGATAGCAAGGCGTCTGCGCGCTGCTGCAAAGACAAAGAGCGGCAGTGCCGACTACCTGTGGCAGCGTCTGGAGATCGCCGTGAACTGCTGGCGGTTCGGTGCCGTGGTCAACGAGTCGTACGTTTTCGACAACGACGTCCTTTTGCGCCTCGCAGACCTCATCGACCCCACGTGCCATATGGTAGACACCGACCACGAATACGAGGACAGCATAAGGTGCGACGCGTGTCAGATGACGTTTAACAGGCCGTGGGAGCCGTTCAAATTCTGCCCGCAGTGCGGGCATAGGGTGGTGATCGACGATGACTAGCGACGAGCGCCGCGAGGTGGCTGAGAAGCTGAGGCATGCATCGCATACGGACGCGAACCTTGACGTGACCATAGCAATCGCAATCCTCGATACAATCGGCGAGGTGCGTCGTCCAATCGCTGCGGTCGTCGCCGACCTCATCGACCCGACGTGCGAGGTCGAGGGGAGTGGGCCGCTGTACATGGATGACGAGACTGAGTTTCTCCTGAGCTGCGGGCACGTGGCCGACATGGTCACTGATTGCCCGCCTGCGTTTTGCCCCAAGTGCGGAGCAAGGGTTGTCGATGATGCGGATGGGGAGGCCGAGTGATGATACTGGATACCATTTCGTGCGTTCTGTATGTGCTCGCACATCTGTTTCTTTTCGTGTGCGCGTTCTTCTGGATGTCTTAGCGACGGGAGGTGATCTGAGACGGCTACCGAAGCGCAGCTGAAGGCTGGATACAAGTACGACAAGGCCCACACGAAGCAGGTCCACCTGAAGCTCAACAGGCGGACGGACAAGGACGTAATCGAGCGGCTTCTCAGGGCCGGGAACGTCCAAGGGTACATCAAGGGCCTGATTCGGGCGGACATTGAGAGCGATCGGAGGCGCGAACGTGTTGGACGAAGAGGAACTGAAGCGTGAGTTCGACTGGCAGCCACGGGCTACCGACCAGCAGATACGAGCGGCATTCGACAAGGGCGCTACGGTAGCGGAGCTTTCAGAGTTTCTATGCAGGAGCAAGTCGTCGATAAGGGCCGCGCTCAGGAGGTCGAGAGGGTGACAACATGGACGTGTATCATGGCTTGGCGATTGGCTGGGTGGCTGGTTGGATAATCGGTGCGATAATCTGTCTCATAATCGACTACCACAGATAGACTAGACACGGAGGCCCCAGAGATGGGGCCTTTTCTCGTGTCATCGCTGCGCCCGCGCGGCTGTCACAGACGCCTGAAGCGATGGCGTGATAGACGCGGAGCGATGCCGCTTAATAGAACAAAGAATAGCACCAGATCGTGTACGGCCTTTTACCTGCGGAAACGTTGCTTTGACGTGCTATTGAAAAACCGCGAAATAATTGCACACAGGCCTTTTGATGCCTTCTACCTGCGGAAACGTGCTGAAAATGTGCAATTAGGCCTTATTTTGACTTACAAAACTCCTAAAGAATAACTATCACTTACTCCTGTCTTATATCTATATTTTTTTCCTAATAGAACAATAAGAGTATATATATACAGGTAGATGGGGTTGTTTGGGGTGTGTGCTATTATTTGGGCGTTTTTGAATAGCACAAAGACGCGAAGAAACAGCAGGTCAGACGGTGTGCGTTTCGATGTGCTATTATTTGCCGATTTTGCAATTGAACATGCCGCCTGTGTCAATCGTGACGATCCGCTTTGCGTCCACCTGCCATCGCTACGGGCTTGCTGAGATATGGCCGGAGCGGCCACGCGTGACCATTGAATGCGGCGGCAGTGCGTGGGGGCGCGTCCGATAGGCGTCAGGCTTTATCCTGATGATCTGCTTTTTATCTGGTTGTATCTGGCCGAAATGGGTATAAGCAACATAGCAGGCGGAGTCCCTTTCTTGCAAAGACGTGACTTTAGGTCCTTTCGACGCGCTTGTTCCTTTCCGTCTGCTTACAGGGATGGCCCGGCCTGAGGCTCCATGCTCGCCCGACGGCCGGGCGTTTTTTCCACTTTTGACAATCGCATAGCGGCTGGAGGCATCCATGAGCGTAGACAGAAGGAAGGATAACCCGTCACGCCGTGAGAGCCTGCGCCGCTATGTAATCGCGCAAGGCCGTCGGTGCTGGATATGCGGCTGCCCGATCGACTACCGCCTGCCGGCCGGAAACCCGGAATGCTGCGAGATAGACGAGCTTGTGCCCGTAAGCCTTGGCGGAGACCCATACTCGCGAAGCAACTGCGTCGCAGCCCATCGCTGCTGCAACGAGTGGCGAAGCACCCGCAGCGTCGCCTCCGTGCAGCAGATGCAGCAGCGCCTGATGCTCGATGGGTGGCGATGGCGCACGCCATCAGAGTTCGTGGCATGTGCGAAAGCTGCGGATCGTGCATACATAGCGGCCTACTACCGCACATTCACCAGATAACCCAGCACAATAAGAGACACAAAGACACCCACGCCAGGCCTGTGACATTTCGCGGCTGCGTGGGTGTCTTTGTGCGGATCAGCGCCGGGCAAAGGACCGGGGGCTCATGCTGGCGCCCACCCCGTGTGAGGCACCCCACCCCTAGGCCCCATTGCCGCCCCCCCACCCACGCCATGCCGTCACGTGACATGCCGATATGGTTCCAAGCGTGCGCGGAATGGCTCCAAGTGTGCATCGAATGGCTCGAAAGTGTCCTTTGTAGGCAATATTGGAACCATCGATG